TCGCCGCCGACCTGCTTGGCCCGCCAACGCGACCACGGCTCGTCGACCAGCCGATCCATCAGACCCCACGCCCATTCCGGAGCACGCCGCCCAGCCATCACATCCTCGACGTCGAACCGGTACAGGTCCCACAAATCGAACGTGATGTCCGGATGCTCCGTCAGGAAGTCGCGGAGCCCCCGGATTTTCCCAACTGCGCCGCATAGGCGATGCCTAGGTTCACGGCCCGCTCGAGCGCGTCAGGCCCGGACACGAACGTCGTGTAGACGCCACGGTCAACGGCCAAGTCAGCGAGCTTGCGCGCCAACTGGCCGATGATCTTCACGTCGAACGACATTAGATCCAGGCCCTCGCCATCCTCCTCGGAAGAGGCCATGAGGGGCTTGACGATCTCCAGCAGTTCGGTCTGATCCCAGACGGCGACCTGATCGAAGGGCAGCAGCAGATCCCAGCCCTCAGGCTTCACGTCCGAGGCGGGCGACTTGTGATCCTGGGGAGTCTTACGTTCCGGCATGACAACTCACATTCGGCAGGACAAAGAGGCAGGGCACAGCGCCGGCCCGTGCCCTGCCAAGAGCGGACCGGCGCTGCGATCAGAGGAACTAGCCGATCTTGGCAAGTACCAGAGTGAGACCAACAGAAGCGTCGAGCGAGGTCCCGAAGAACCCGCGCAGCTCAGCAAGATGCGTCGAGCAGAACGTGAACGTGCCCACGACCTGCTGACCCTGCTTCGCCTTGAACTGAACCCAGCCGACCGTGTCCAGCCACGTCAACAGATCCGCATCAGACGGCGTCGAACCATCCCGAGACACCGTCTGATCACAGTCCGCGTGGTCGCACGTGGCGACCATCTGCTGCGAAACGGTCACGGGGCGACGATGAGCGCCGGGTCGATGAACCGCCAGAACTTCCCAGCCCAACCGGCAGGCGCCGCAGCAGTCGAAGCGGTCGTCGTGCCAGCCGAGTTCAGCAGGGAAGCCTGAAGCTGGAGCTCGAAGTACGAGTCGACCGCGATCTCCGGGGCATCACCCAGCGAGGTCAGCGTGTTCGGGTGGTAGAGCGCGCGGCGCTTCGTGCCACCGATCATCAGGATCAGCAGCGAGCACGGCGTCTGAGTGACCGTCCCGACGTCGAAGGTGCCGTTCGCGGACGAGTACGTGCCGCCACCGAACGCCAGCCCGAGAGTCGTCGCGTCCGACTGGAGGGCGTTGATCGTCACGCTCCACGTCGTCGGGTCCGTCGTCGAGTCGATCGCGTCGTTGAACCACGACCCATAGGTGTTCACGTCGCCGCCGTCCTTGTTGTACGCAGGAAGGTTCTCCCGCGACGTGTGACCAAGGCACACCCAGTTACCCGGGCCAGTCGGAACGACCGTGTCGGACAGCGACGCCAGAGCCGAAGCGGCAGGCGGAGTAGCGTCCACGTCACCCTTGTAGATGAGTCCACGCGACGGGATGATCAGCTTCGTAGGGTCAGCAGCAGGCATGAGTAAAAGACCTCCGGGGTCGGTTGAGTGACGCCCGAAGGCGTTAGAGGTGGCAGGGCAGGCACTACACAAAAGGCCAAGATTTGCTACTCTTGGCAAGGCGATCTAGCGGAGAATAAACGCGGAGGAGGATCCGGTGTTTCGGCGATATATGACGGTGACCGAAGTTTCAAACGTTACGCGACTCAGCACGAGAGCCGTAAGACGCTATATCGCAAGTGGCCAACTGCGAGCGGTCAAGATTGGCGGTGCTATTCGAGTCGATCCGACAGATCTTGAGGCTTTTATTCAGCCGTTCGATGCCATAAGCAACTAGGCCGGCTCGACGAGCACGGTGAAACTCGCGTCGTACTGCACGACGCGCTTATCGGGGAGAACCACACCCGCGACACGGTCGAACATCGCCGTGTCCTCCACGGAGACGACGACGCCGTTCCCTTGGACGCCGAAGCCCTCAAGGCCGTGAACGTTCTGGTAGATCGTGTCGCACAGGTGACCGTCCATGCCGGACGTCCACAGAGTCAAGATCAGATCCCACTCGGAAGCGAGACCAGCAGCAGCCTTTGCGTTACCGACGGCGCGACCGTTTAGGCCCCGAAACGCTAGCAGGGGAAGAGCGTCGTAGCCGGTGACGTCGATGTAGGGGACAACCGTCAGACCGTCATACGCGAGAAGATTTGACATGAGCAGCTCGAAGTCGACCGTCGCTCGAGGCCGATAAGTGAGCACCATTAGCGAGTACCTGCTACGCGACCAAAGATGTGCAGGCCCTCGACGTAACTGCGAGGACCGTGGATGCCCTTACCGAGACGAGTCTGATGACCGAATTCAATAGAGACCGCCGCCGGGTCATCGGTGTAGACGATTCGGTCGGTCACGCCACGCTTGCCTCGGATCTCGGCTGTGTCGATGCTGTTGAAGAAGTTGCCCGTGACGCTGTGAGCGATAGCAATTTCGCGCGCGCGGCGAGCAAGAGCCTCCGCCACCACATCCATCTCTGCCGACTGTCCAGCGATGCGCGCGGCCTGATTGCCAGCCCCGTTGTAGCCCTTGTAGACCTGAGCCATCACCGCACCTCCGCGTCAGCCGCCTCGATGATCACCACGTCGTGCTGCGTACGCGGCGACATGGTGTGGTGCAGGGTCTCGCCATGCTGGAACCACGTCCGGCCCAGCCACGTCACCCGCGAGTGCAGACTCCCCGGCCAGTCCCTAGCGATTACCTTGTAGGCCGTGTCTGCCTGCACACCGAGACCCACGGCCTCCTCGGCGCGGATTGGCTGCACAGAGCACGAGACGGCGACAGCAGGGCCGTAGGTGACCGTCTGCTCGCCATAGGCGCCCTTGCCGGACAGCGCCGGCTCCACAGACACCCAGTGGCGGGCGTTGCTCAGCAGGCTCATCGGTTCCAGCCCGGGGCGGTGATGCCCAAGCGGATCGACCCATAGGACGACGCCACCGAGTAGATGGCGTCGATCTCAGAGTCGGGGAACCAGATGTTTCCCGATGCATCGAGCGCGTTCAGCGTGTAGGAGTAATCGCCCTCGGACTCCGACTTGAGACCCTCCGGATTACGGAGAACTCGCGCCACGGCGTTCTCAAGGATGTCTTGAATCAGGAGAAGCTTGGTGGGGTCCGCGGCGAGGACCAAAAGGTCCCCGCCGCGCGCACCGACAATCGATGCCAGCCTGATCTCAGCCTTGCTGATCAGCTTCGCCACCAGAGCGGTGTCACTCGCTGATCCGACCCAGTCAAGGTCAGACGGCAGGATGTACGACACGAACCCTCCAAGTACCTAGTCGGTCGGAACGCCGGCTGCCTCACAGGCAGCGATGACGTCGTCCCGCTTGGCGTCGGGCTTGACCGAAACACCGTTGGCAGAGGCATAAGACACCCAAGCCGAGGCGCTAGAACCAGCACCCGACTTCGGTGGCACCTCTACAACGACGTTCGGCAGATCCACGAACGGCTGCTCCCATACACCAGGGTTAGTGATGCGAGCAGCCGCCCACTCCGGCAGGTCCGAGTCCGACATGCCGACCGGGAAGTGGGCGACCATGCCGTCGTCACTCATCATCGTGACGTTTGCGACCAGTCGCCGACTCATCAGAGAACCGTCGCGCAGAAGCTCAGGTTCGGGTTCGCCAGGATCGGCAGCGCGATAGCAGCCGAACGCACCCACACGGACAGCGGGTCGTCGTCCTTGTATGCGCCGACGACCAGACCAGGCTGGTCAGAAGGCGTCAGGTTGTAGTTCGGCTCCTGAGCCTCCAGCGTGCGACCCCACACGGTGCCACCGAGGTCAGTGCCCTCAGAGTCATCGATGCCGACCTGAGCCGGGAGCAGGATCACACGGTTCGCGGGGATCACCCGCTGCGTGGAGCCAGCAACCCGCACAGTCCGGTCGTAGCGGACGATCGGCGGGAGGCCGAAGCCGGACAGGACACCGTTGACGCCGTCGACCGAGATGAGGCCGGGGAGCGTCCCACCAAGCTGCACAGCAGAGGTGCGGAAGTCCGCAGTCCGCTGAAGGGCGGTGATGCCCGCAGTGGACATGAGGATCGCGCCCGGAGCCTGCCCGTTCGCGTCGATGTAGGTCTGCGTCCACGACGCCAGGTCCGACAGCGGGGTCGGCGAACCCGCAGACCAGAGCGTGCCAGCGGTCACGGTGTGACCGGCAGCGCGACCGAAGTCAGCGGTGGCGATGAACTCGTTCTCGTTGATCGAGACAGCCCCGCTGACGATCGCAGCACCGCGCGCCACCTCGACACGATCCGCCACCGCGCGGGCACGCTGAACAGCGACACGCTCGATCGACGTCAGAACCGCTTCGGGAGAGTCAGCCCCGATCGAACGGAGACGGTCGTACTCCGACACGCGGGTCTTGGACCCGAGCGGCGGAAGCTCGACGGTCTGACGCTGAGCAGCGGGACCCGACTGGATCCGCGTCTCCGCGTCGTAGGCCCGGTACATGGCGACGTCGGTGAGGCCAGCGCCACCCGACGAGAACCGGACGATGATGTCGTTGATGGTCCGGTTCGGGAGGAACGCGGCCAGGGTGTTGCGGTTCGCCTCGTAGTCGGCGAGGTCAGCCCGGACGAACCCAGTAAGGGTTGCGGGGTCGACGATGTCGGTCCAGAGAGCCATTGGTCAGTCCTCCCTTCTCAGACGTAGATCAGTCGGCCGGCGGCCGAGGTCTTGGCGGCGGAGTCGATCGCAATGGGGAGGCGAGCCTCGACGATGCGACCGTGATCCATGAGCGCGCCCACGATGTTCCCGGTGCCCGACGTGACCGACTGGGGCGCCAGCAGGTGACCGACGAACGTCTGCGAGCCATCGGTGGCGCCGGGGGTGTAAGGCCCGTAGAGACCGGTGTTGCCACCGGACGTGTACTTCGCCAGCGGCGTACCCGACCGCAGAAAGCCCTGCGGGTAGTGGGTCGCGGAGTTGAACGCCGCCTTCGCGAGCGTCACCGTCCGAGCGTTGTTCGTGCCGTGGCGGGACCCCAGCCAGGACTGGTCGTCAGTCCCAACGGAATCCGTGCGGACGCTGAGGTCCATGTGGTTGCCCCTTTCAAGGGTTCAGCTAGCGCTGAGGAGGTGTGCTTTTTCGGTGCGTCGCCTCGTAGCGGGATCGTCCGGCGTCCACGCCCTTCTCGGGCGGAGCGTTGCGGCGGCCCTGACCGAAGTCCGTCCCGCGCGGAGGCGGAGGGTCTTCCTTCGGCGGCGGGGCGAGCGCGGTGACCTTCTTCTCAATGCGCTCCACATCAACCTCGTCGTCGTCCGTCAGGTACTTAGACAGATCGAGGTCCTCGAGCAGTGCATCGAGCTGGTCGGCGGACAGCACACCTTTGGCCTGTGCCCGGAACTCAGTCCGAACCAAGCGGGGTGCGTAGGCGCTGCGCGCCGACTTCTTCTCTTCCTCGCGGGCAGCCTTCACGGCCTTCTCGGTCTCCGACGCAAGTTCGTTGTCCAAGGCATCCGCGCGGGCTGCCTTGGCCTTGAGGTCGTCGATGTCGATGCCCTTGTACGGCTTGGTCGCACGCGCGACCCGAGCCGTGATGATCTTGTCGAGTTCCTCCTGCGAGGAAGGAGGAGTCCACTCAGAACCCTTGTCGGGCTCTCCGCCCTTTGGGGCGTCGGGGTCAGGCTCACCACTACCGCCCGAGTCAGGCTCGCCATCAGCGGTCTTGACGATCAGGCTGGTGATCTTGCGCTTGTGCATGGTGCCTTCTTTCGACCGGCGCTTGAACGCGCACCGTGGGCGGGGACCGGCCATGACCCAGGCCGTGCGGGTGAACTAGGGGTGCCGCTCAGGACTCAGCGGTCTTCTCAAGATCGGCGATGCGCGCCTGCACCTGAGAGAGGTACCGGCCCCACTTCTGCGGATCTGCGTCAGCAAGCTCTTGGGCTTTCGCCAGCGCCTTCCTCTGGCCTTCCAGGACCACTTGCGCCCGTTCAGGCGTCAGCTCCACCGGCGTAGAACCGGTCGGCTGCTTACGCTCGCGGTGCCCGGGCTGAGGGTCCTCGTAGCCCTTCTCGGCTAAGACCGGACCGAGTTCGCCGTTTTCGTTCACCTGGTAGCGAGTGCGGCGTAGCGCATCAGCAGAAGTCGAGTCGCCAGCATCTGCGTAGAGACGGTCCAAGTCGCGCCGGTTCAAAGTGCTGCCCGGGTCTTTGCCGTCGTACACCGGCAGCGGGACGCAGTGACAGGTCGGGGGGTGGATCGGCATCAGCTCGGTCGGCCCGTAGAGACGATCCGAGGCGGCGACACACAAGCCGCAGGTTCCCGTCTTGGACAGCTCCGGATGAATGATCCGTCGATAGCCCGTAATCCTCGGCGAACGCGTCATGAACTTCTGCGACTGAGCCCGAGGAACCAGCATCGCATCGGTCCCGGCAACGTCTAGGGCTCGCTTAGTGGCCGCCTCATCTGGCGTGACCAAGTCGAGAGGCGAAGACGAACGTTGAAGTGCGTACTCCTGATAGCGGTACGACTCCGCGACCCGCCCATAAGCGCCCTCGTGGGTGACACCAGAGCGGAGGGTGGACACGTCCACCGAGCCCACAGGGCGGACTCTGCGGCCTGTAGTAGCCGAAGCAACCGACGCCAGGTAGGCGTCCGTTGAGCGCGCCAGCGAGCGCTGTACGGGCTGCACGCGGCGGACGAGCGCCCGCGCCCAAGACGTGATCGCCGAGGTGCCGTACCAGTCGGAGAAGTCTCGCACCGCCGACAGAACAAGCGCGTTGATCTGCTGCTCGGCGGAAGTGCGGGCAGCCTCTTGAATTTGCACCGCTCGAGCTAGTTCCTCAAGCCGATCAGGATCCACTGGCAGCGGCCTCAGCAGCAGCCTGCGACACCGCCATCTGCTGCGCGAACACCAGGTCGTCAGTCAGCTCGGACATCGCACGATCCGCCTGAGACGGGTCCATGCCCCAGATCTCTGTGAGCTGCTGGTAGCGCGGGATGACGCCCTTAGTCAGCGAGATAGCCGACGCGCGCTCGGCAAGCGAGTAGCGCTGCACGGGAGCCCAGATGATCTGCACCGCACCGGGGTCGGCTCGACGCTCGTCGCCGGCCATGCGGAACAGCAGCTCGCTGGCGAGTTCGTGCGACGGCTCAGTGCGGTCCATGCGGGACTCGACCTTGAACACGTTCATCTCGCGCTGCAAGGAAGCGCCCTCGGCCGATCCGTTGGCGACGTCGGGCGTCACCGAGTAGAGCGGGGTACCCGATGTCGCGGCCAGATCCTTCACGTCGTCGCGGATCGCCAGCAGAATTCCCGAGAAGTCGACCTGCCCGGACTCCCAGATCTCGATCGACGCCGGGATGTTCCAGACCGACCCCGGGTCAGCGACCAAGATGTCGTTCCAGTCGATCTTGGCGCCGGTCTTCGGGTCCGACGTCGGTAGGCCCTTGAAAGCTCGCTGCTTGAACGCCTGAACCGTAGCGATCGTCATCCGCTGCAAGATCTGCTGGTTGATCCGGTCGATCACGTTCAGGAACGGCTCGAACTCGGCCATGCCATCTTCGTTGAAGAACGGGGCAATCGGAGCCAGGGCCGGGAGCGCCGGCTGATCGCCAGTCGCTTCCTTCGCCTGCAACTCCGGGATTTCGACCGACCGATCCTCGTCCCAGACGAACGACGCCGCAGAGAAGCCGACCGCATTGCCGGCAGCTCGAGCGCGACGATCACGCGTAGCAACGGCCACACGACCGGGAAAGTAGAGGTACGCCTCGTCGCGGTCGTTGACGTCGTCGTGGCAGAGCTTCAGTGCCGCGAGCACCTTATACGGGTCAGCCGGGTCTGTGATCGCAGTGACAACACGCGGATCCTCCGCAGTAGCCAGGGGGCGCCCGCCAGAGTCCTTGCCGACCACGATGTACGAGCGCGACATCGCCAGCATCATCTTGTGGGCGTCCAGCGTCACGAGCTTCATGCGAGCGCGCTTCCACTGGTCGAACGCCTCAGCGTCGCCGCCCTCGTCATTGTCGACCGAGGTGCGCAGGCCGCTGATCCGAAGGCGCGACAGCACCGACGAGACGATCAGCCGCTCAAAGTTCGTCCGAGACTTCTCAACGAACCAACGGACCGCAGCCTGCTGAAGCGTCGACACGAACGGGAGGGGAGAGTTGCCCTCGTAGCGCTGCTGCAACTCCTCGCAGTGAACCGCCTGCTCGCGGAGCTGGTTGGACAGACGCTGAAGCCACCAGCCATCCGAATAGGGGACCGACGTGTCGATCACGCAGCCTCCTAGTTTGACTTAAGTGCCCGAGACGAAGCGGACGGGAAGGGACTCACGGTGCTGCTCAAATGCGCTACCGACTGGGATTAGAGATCTAAGCAACTCAAATAGTTCGGCACCTCGTGCCTCGAACTCTTCCCACTTCTCATCTGGGCGGCTTGGCAGAAGGATCTCAAGCGTGTGCCGCTCATAGGCACTATGAAAGTCTCGGGTAGGGCTCACGTTCACCTGATCCTGTACGGCATGAAGAAGTCGTCGGCAGGGGGCTTGGCCCCAGTCTTAACTGCGTCGAGGTAGGCCGTCCACGACAAGCAGCCCGCCATGGCGTTGTCGAACTTACGGTCTTCGTGGATCTTTCGCAGCACGAAGAGGCGCTGGTCTTCGTCCCAATGGTTTACGTCCTTGCGGCCTGCGGCTGCAATGTGACGGTTGAACGCCTCGTCCAACGGATTGCCAGGCCGAGAGACGTGGGTCACCGCTCCGGACTTGATGCCCTCCGAGTAGGACCGGACCGCGCGAGCCATTTTGGCCGTTGCGTTCGTCCACCACTCGGTAAATTTGTCAGGCCACCTCGCGGCCCACGAGCCGTAGGTCTCTGTCCAGTGCGGGGGATCTCCGTAGCAGTTCCAAAGCACGTGCTTGGACTGAAGGTCGGCCCAAGCCTCGGTCACCTCACTCTCCGAAATTTCCCACTCTTCGGCATCTACTGGACGTTCCCACGTTGCCCAAAGCTGCTGGCGACCGGTGGCGATGTCGGTAATGACGATGCCGGTCGAGTCGCGGAAACGAGCGCCGTCAAAACCAGCAGTGACGAAAGATCCGAGAGGGATGGGCTCGGCTACACCGAGGTCGTTCGTCCATCGCTTGACGTCAAAGGCTTGTTCGTCAGAGCGTGTCCAGCGATTCAGCCATACACGCTCAAGGTACTTCTTGTCAGCGGCTGGACGATCCCACTGCCGAGCGATACTACGGAATTGCCCAGGACCAAACTCGCCGGCAGGACCCGTCGCGTCCTCAACGGCGGCGATGCGGCCTTCGAGGGTTGTGATGTCGTGCCCGGGTGCGGCCTCGCGGTGCAAGTAGAAGAGTTCGGGCTCGTCTATCTCGCCGCGTTGAATTGACTCCACCTCGTGGTGCAGACCCTCCGCGATGCTGCCCTGACCGGGCTCGCCTGCGGTTCCGACGTAGAGACCCCACGGGTCTTCTAGAACCCGCTTTTCGAGGTTCGCAACCATCGTCTCGTGCGCCTGCACCTGGCGGGGCAGATAGAGACGGTGCGGCTCATCGAATCCCTGAAACGTTGTTCGCGCACCGTCTCGGGCTCCTGGCGAGTTTGACAGCGGAACACA